TTGTGCGAAGCATATTTCCCTTCTATCCGTCAGATTATCGCCACCATTCAGCAATACTCTCAGGTATATGGCAAGATTGACAATGGTATTTTGTCATTCAAGGATGTCGGCGACGATTTGGCAAATATGATTGTAGAAAAGAAGAAGTTGGCAGAAATACGAAACTACATTGAACAACAGGGTATGAGTTATACTGATTTCTTTAAGAACTTATTTGACCGACTTCCAACTAAAACCAAAAATCCTGCTCAGGTAATTTTGTTGTTAGCCGAATATGAATTCCGTTGTGGAACTTCGTCTGACCCAACATTACAAATGGCAGCTTGTATCTTGGAATTGATGGGATGCGTATAGTAATTGACCGAAATAAAGATAGTATAGATGAAATCTTGGGTGTTAAACAACTCCAAGGTTTCTCTTTTATTAGACAACCAATTCATGCTAGGTCAAGAAAACTTCATAGTTCATTCTCAGTAGAAGCACAACAGGACATTAAGGCTATGCGAGGCATAGATGTTATGATGTCAATGCTTGATTCTCTATCTTACGAAATGACTAATGAAATAGATAAAGAAATTATTAGACAAATGCTTGACCGAATTGAGATTACACATTTTGACAGAATAATTCATTATATTGCTGGAGAAGATTTATGTTTGACAGTCAAAAATTGTCATTTGAAAACTTCGTAATGGGTTATAAACATCGGAGTATATATTTTTACTTCGGATAGTTGTAGAGTTTGTCAAGACTATAAGCGAGATATAGAATGGATAAACAACTGTTTCCTGTATTTCGTAGAAGTTAATACTGAAGAAGAAAAATCTATATTAGCGAAGATTATTGACAGAACAGCATTACCCGCTACAGTTGCTTATTTGGATAATGAAATTAAATTTATCCGAATGGGTGAAGTTTTTGAATCAGACTGGATTGAGTTTGACCAGTTCTTAAAGCAATTTCCTGACAAACCTTTGCCGAAAGACGAAATTCAAAGACGAATAGAAAAGCAGAAAAATCGTTGTTTGTTGACTTACTACATTTTCCCACAGGACATCAGTGAAGAAAAACGCACTGAACTCATAAATAAAGCACACGAATATAACGAACTACCTATTGACATAGATAGATTATGTGTTGGTGTGGATAAAAAGGAAAGGGAAAGAATGTTAGAAGGTTCTTATCATTTTGCGAAGTTGATTTTGTGGAAAGACCCACAAGCATCAGTAGCAAATTATAGTCCTTTCGCAAATGACATTTTGATTGGTTATACGAATGTAAACCAGGAAATTAAATTTATTCAAAGGGAAATTGTATGATACAAATTATACCTGTAAAAGAACGAAAAGAAGACCAAAAAGATACTGATAAGATTTTTTATATACCTAACGAAATTAAGCAGAAAAAGAAAACACTTGTATTGGATTCAATGTCAGCTAAATACAATTATGCGATTGAAAACATTGTATTGAAAAACGAAGACCCAATTATTTGTTTTAGACATGAAGATGCTGAAATTAGAAGTCCAATGGAAGTTTGCGAATACAAACTAGCAAATGCTTTCGCAGACAAAACAGTTGGTTGTTGTGGTTTGATTGGAACAATGGCATTAGAAAACAGTTGTACTTGGTGGGGACCGAACAGACCATTACAGACTGCCGGCTATATTATTCAGGGTGGTGTTAGACCAAAACTTGACGAGAATGGTAAGGAAATCAAGAACGAAAGGGGTCAAGTTCTAATGGAAAAGATAGAATACCCTATGGCGGATTTTCCTGGGTATCACGATTTTATGGCAACAGTAGATGGATGTTGTATGTTCTTCCCTCGTTGGGTCTTTAAGAATGGACTTCGTTTTGATGAAAATCTAAAAGAATTCCACTTCTACGATTGCGACATTTGTTTACAATTACTAGAGAAAGGATTGAAGGTTGCTACTATTGACTTGGTTGTTAAACACCAGTCTAGCGGTATTCCATCAAAGAACTTTAATGATTTGAAACTTGTATTCTTTAATAAATGGAATAAGAAAGTTCACGGAGAATGGCCGATTTCAAACATTAGCACCTTTTATGAATAAGTTAAATGCTGAACAGATAATAAACGAGATAAAGTCAAATTTTAATGAAATGACTTTTGACATAAAGTATCAGGACAATGTTCCTGCATATATGGTGGGATTCTATAAGAACTCCCACGTTTTTGTCTTTAATTTATTTGACAGAAGTATTTCGTTTAAGAATTTCTACCAGAACTATGTTTATCAAAAATACATTAAGCCAACAATGCTTAATAGTGAGAAGTTTCTAGTAGAAACTGATGGAGTTAATTTTGATTATAACTTGCACAGATCATTACTAATAAAATTGATTCCAAAAATCGTTTTAGGGTTCAAAAAATACTATATTAACAACAAGCAGGAGACAATAAATGAAGACTTCCAATGTAGAACCTGAAGAAAAGAAATATAGTTTATATGATATGATTTTGATTGCCGAGTCAGTAAAGACTCCTTGGCAAGATTTAACTGAAGAACAGCAGAAACTTTGGACTCCTTATATAATTAATAGATTCATTTCGTCCAGAGAAGAATATGCTCCTTTGATTGCTATGGTTGAGAAATACAGACTTACGCCAGAACAACATTACACATTCATTTGTTCGTTAATTGATGGTCGCAGAAAGCACTATTTCAATTATAAGGCATATAAGACCGATAAAGCAACAGATGACGAAAAATTGTTGATTTGGGCTTGTTCAAAGGAATATGAGATTGGGGCAAGAGAAGCTAAAATGTATTTAGCCGATATGACAGACGATGTGAAAGATGTCCTTAAAGCCAAATGGAAAGATAGTTACGACTTCTCACAAAAAGTCATAAATACTATAAACATTTAAGGGAATATATCTATGAAGAATTTTGCATCATTTTTAACAGAAGCTACCGTTGGTAGTGGCGACATATATAGAGCTTCCACAAAGATTGTAGAGTATTTGGCTAAAAAAATCGGTCAAGAATATACCGAATTGGATGGTCAGTCCTATACAAATTCTAGTGGTAATTATTTTGGTTTTTTGTTTGTTAGTAAGACTGATAATTCAGCTATTAGAGTTAACTGGGAAGGTAACAAGTTCCATTCCATCAACTTTTGGATTGACTGGAATTATGACGTTGACCCAACAAAAGAAATTTTTGTAAAAGATGCTGAACCAGGTAAATCTTCATTTGCCAAACTTCTTCCAGAAATTGCTGCTATTTTGAAAGACGAAAATTCTATTGACAATGGTGAACAAGAAGGGACTGAAGATACAGAAGTAAATGAATCTATTTTGACCGAAAGAAAGGTTGAATACGAAGGTAAATTATACGAAAGTAAGAGTGATTTGATTGTTGAATTGTACGAAAATGATGCTGATTTGGAAGAAATCCAGTCCATTGTTCAATTAACAAAAATGCAAATCAAGTCCATTCTCGCCAAATACTTGTATAATAAGGGCGGTTCTGTATCTGAGATTGGTGAAGCACTTGGCTTAACTAATCAAGAAGTTCGTAAATGTGTACATCTTGCTGATGATGATGAAGACAAGAATACCAGTGTAGAACATAGTGATAAGATTAAAACTCTTAAGGGTTCTAAAGAAACACTCGTTTTGAACAAGTTAGTCAAGAAGGGACAACAACAGTTGGATGACACTCAATATGCTGATCCAGATATAGTCTTTGACGAAATCACTGACTATGTTACTATGGCTGCTAAAGAATTGCTTCCAGCATTGTTGATTACTGGACAGGGTGGTATTGGTAAATCTTACAATGTTGAAAAAATCCTTGACCAGTATGGTAAGCGTCACGAAACTTGGGAAAAGGTTAAAGGTAAAGCAAGTGCTGCTGCAATGTACAACACACTCTGGTATAATAGAGACAAGATTGTAGTATTTGACGATTGCGATAGTGTTTTCAAAGACCCAGATGCTATAAACGTACTTAAAGGTGCTTTGGATTCCAATGACTTCCGAGAAATTTCTTGGGCAACTAAAGGCGAAGGAATGGTTTATACTTTGGATTTGGATGATAACAATGAAATTCTCCAGCGTTGTCAAGAATGGTCTGATCAACATCACGGTAAAGAAGCAATTCCAAACCATTTCATTTTTGAAGGCGAAGTAATTTTCATTTCCAATTTGACAAAAGCAGAAATCTATAAGAGAGATTCAGCTTTATTGACCCGTTGTACTTGTATTGACGTAGTGTTAAGTGCTCAGGGTGTAATGAAACGATTACAGACTATATTACCACATATTAAGGTATATAAGGCAATGGGGGCTAGAGGTTCCGAAGGTAAAGACATTACGGTCGAAGGATTGAAACAGGAAGTATTTGATTTTATGAACTCTGATGAATTCTTGAAGAATCCCCGTGTTCGTGGAAAGGCTATTAATTTCAGAGTTTTTGATCAGATTTATAAGCTCCGTTATGCTGGATTGCCAAATTGGAAAGATAGAGCATATGCTTGTGGTGGCTAATTTAGGACAGGCATAACCTCGTATATGCTTGGGTTGGTGTATTTGCATCAACCCATTATTATATTGGCTAGTTGATAAAGAATGGGTGTTAGATAACTAACACCCATTTTCTGCAGTTCAAATTTTTTAAAATGTTTTTCGTCTGATTATTTTGTTTTTATATTTGGAATACATACAAAACGAAATAATTTTAGAACAAATTATTATAAGTTTCAAAAAATGAAAATGTTTTCACAAAGAAAAATTTGTTTCTATATTTTGTTATGTAATCAAAATGAATACACAAAAATCTTAACAAAATAAATCAAGGAGAAAAACTATGTTAAGTAATTATGTATTGAATACACACGATGGTCTTACCTATCAGGTAACAAGTTCAACAATCCAGTCCCGCAATCGTATGCAGGTCACTGGCACAACCGTAAAGAATGTTCGTCATGTTCAGGTTGCGAAGAATCACCTTCGTCCATTGACTCAGTTTGAAGCATCTGTTTGTATGACTGCAGAACAGATCCTTCGTAATAAGAAGGCTATGTCCGAAGCTGAATCTACAATTGTACAACTTTCTCGTTTACTCAAAAAGCAGGTAATGGCATAATATGAACATTTGGCGTATCACGAAGTATCGTTGTGACCAAGATGGAATTCCTTATGGCGACCCTATTCAATCTTTGTGTTACACACAGGAATTGATGGAGTCCTATAAGAACCCAAAATTTGTTATCAAAATTGAAGAACAGGTCGCATTAGACACATATAAAGTAATTTGGACTAAGGAAGAAAGAGAAAATGAAAGCAACGGGTAGTAAAGTATTTCTCAAGCGTGAAGAAAGAAAATCAGCATCAGGTATCATTACTCCATTGTCAAAGCAGGGTTTGGCTGTGTTTACAGTAGCCGCAGTTGGTCCTGGTGAATGGAATGTATTTACTGGTGAACTTATCCCAATGACTGTAAAGGTCGGAGATAGAGTTGTTGCTGATGTAACCACAGCTCCTGAGATTGTCATTACCAATAAGAAAGACGGCACAAAGACAAAGTATAATGTTGTTCCTGAAAGCAGCATTGAAATGATTATTGATGCCGATGAAGATGTACAATAAACTAATGGAGGTGTTAAATGAAGCTTTTAGACGATAAAATGATCTTGCGTAATTTAACAACCGAAACCGCTGGTGGATTGTACATTCCAGGAATTGTTCAAATTGCTTACTCAATGTTTGAAATTGTCAATTTAGGCGCAGGTCATTTTGACAAACGAGTTGGGCGAGTAAAACCTCTTCCTAAAGGATTGAAAGTAGGCGACCGTGTTTTGGTTAATGTTGGTGTTCTAAAGCCAATTAAGATTAAGGGCGAAAAACTCTATGTCTGCCCAAATGCGGAAGAAGCTATTTTAATTCTTGATGATGACGAAACACTATAATTAAGGAGTGAGTATAATGAATTTGAAAGTTAGTTTAATTACAATAGCTTCTGTAATTCTTTATGCTTACGCTTTAATTTGTTTCGGTTTAGCAGGACCAAACATTCAAAGTATAGCACTCGTAACGGGTGGCTATATTTTGAAGTATGGTCTTATTTCTTTTGGTTTCTTTATGGCAGCCTTTTTACCTTACAGAATAAATAAGGCATTGGAAAAAAGAAAACAGAAGAAGTACGAAATTGAATCAGAGCAAAAAATTATCGCAGCGGCTCAAAAAGCAAAAGCTACGAATGATAAAATCTATAATGAGTATATTAAGAACGAGGATGCTATCTAATGGCACAAACACTTGAAGAAGAAGTTAATACCCCAAAGCATTATCGCACACACGAAAGTGGGCTAGAAGCTATTGAAATCACACGCTGGCTCATTGGTGATTTGTCTAATGCTTGGAAATATGCGATGCGTTACGAAGATAAAAATACCCCAAAGAAAGATGTTATGAAACTTTGTTGGTATTTAATGGACTTCCATAAGCATTTTATCAATATGAATAATGAAGTTACCAATACAACATTAAACGATTTACCAGGTTATGTTATTTCGGATATGTTGAAGGTTATTGATAACGAACCAGTCCCACAAATCAAAGAAGTATTCAAACAAATTCTTACTTTGTATGAATGCAAAGGTATTTTAATTCCTTCCGAATGGAATAAAATGCTAGATGATTTGGCAAGTTATGCGAATACATTAAATTAACCAAAATATATTGACAAAAAAATTTATTGTAAATATATTTTAACACAAAATTAAAAATACAAAAAAAAGGAAAAATAAATTATGTCAAATTTAACTATTACATCAACTAAAATTTTGCCTATCACTAATGGTAAGGGTGGTTGTGTTGCTATTGCTCAGCTTGTATTCAATGATGCATTGAAGTTGACAGGTATTAAGCTTATTGATAATGGCTCACATCGTTACATTTCTTATCCTCGTAATATGAGTAATAAGCAGAAGAAGTCCTTCTTTTTCCCTGTAAATAAGGAAATTGCTGAATCTATTAACGATAGATTGTGGGCTGACTATAAGAAACTTAACGAAAGCAAGTAATATGAAGAAGAAAAAGAGTTTTCCAACACCACAGCTCCTTCCAAACAAAAAGAAGGAAATGTTGAAAATCATTCAGGACCCTGAAGCGATGAAAAGGGTGTTTGAACTCATAAATTCTTCATCTAATTTATTTGAAAAATCCAAGACTGTCAAGGCTGTAACTATGTTAGACTGGTATGAAAGGGTTATCCAAATCCTACCGGAAGATATGGTACAGCGTGACAGTTTTTGTGATAAATTAAAAGAATTGGTAGATAACTATGGAGTAGAAGATGGCACTTGTACTAAACAACAAGAACATAACAACTAATGAATTTGTCAGACTAATTGTCTGTTCGGTTTTAGAAGACTTGGAAATAAATTTTGACGATTACGCAAGAATCTATGTTCAGGACTACGATTCATTGACACCTGAAGAAAAGACAAAAATCGCAGAATGGAAAGTAAAAGTTTTTGACAAACTAAATACTTGTATGAAAAGGAATGAAATAAAGCGACATGTCTAAGTTTATTGTTGGTAATAAATACAAGGACCAACTTGGTCAAGAATATACTTTTTTGAGCGAGAGTAATGGAATTGCAGTATTTCAATTCAACAAGGTTCAAAAGAAGTTTAAACTTATAGAGAAGTTTGGTAACATTTCTATGGCTTGTAATCTTCGGTACACAAATTAAAAGCGGTGACCCTAAGATTATATACGATGAAGAAATAGATGGTATTAGACCAAACCAAGAACACATTTTTAATCTTAGTGGAGAAACGTATGTCAGTCTTTTCAAAAGACATAAAGAAGAAAGTGAAAGTAGACAAAAAGCAACCAACAAAGAAGGATAAGGTTACAAAGAATCCTGATACGAATAATCTTTCGGAAGAACAAGCTGAAGCATTACAAAATGGAGAAATTCCACCTGGTGCAATGTCTATGAATCCAATGATTATTCCAGATTTCTTTAATAACATTCGTAATAACTATTACGTTGCGAATAAGATAATTTGGATTACAGGGTTTATTGAATGGGGACTTATTACAGAAGTAATGCGTAGATTGAATTTTTACGATGATGGCAAAAAAGACCCAATTACTTTGTATATAGCTTCTCCAGGTGGAGAATGTGATGCTGGTTGGGCACTAATTGATATGATTGAAAAGCTCAAACATAAGGGCATTAAGATTCGTACCATTTGTGCTGGCTCTTGTTCATCAATGGCTGCCGTAATTTTGGCATCTGGTTCAAAGGGTGAACGATATGCTTTCCCATCTTCAAGAATTATGATACACCAAGCTGGTATTGAATTGACTGGTGGTAAGTTAGACGATATAGCAAATACAACAAAGGAACTTCAGTATTGGACTGATTTGACTGCCAAATACATTTCAAAAGTCTCTGGCAAGAAGGTCAAAGAAGTTGAAAAGGAACTTTGTTACGATAACTATATGACACCTAGCGAAGCCAAGAAGTTCGGTATCATAGATAAAATTGATGTGGTTTTGGCTTAATGATACTCTCATTAGACGAAATAAAGAAAAGAATTATCCAAGAAAATGACCTGCAGAAGTGCGGGTCTTTTTCCACGGATAAACAAAAGAATGTTCAGGAAACAATGAACATTCTCGCTCAACTTATGAAAAAGTACCCAGAACGAATTGCCGAAATTGAAGAGCAAGTTGCTGATGGCGAAGAGTTCCGTTGTTATTTTGAAGACGAAGAATCGTTGAAAGAATTGGGCGAACTGAGATATACCGACCCAGAACGATTTTATCGTATTATCCGCAAAGAAGAATTATTTTTGAATACTTGTTTACAGACTTTTGGCTTTCATAATTATATCGTATCACTAAATCCAGACAAGCTCTTTGGCTAATATAAATACTACATTATATGGAGAATGTT